TGACTACACTATTAAATGATATAGAGGATTTTTAACTATGGCTGAATTACCTGTAGAAAAATTGTTGATCTCTGAAGTTCTTCAGAAGATCTCTAACGCTAAAACTAAAAAAGAAAAAGTTACACTACTCAAGAAGTATAAGAGTCCTGCTCTACAATCTATTCTCATTTGGGGATATGATGAGTCTGTAAAGAGTATGGTGCCACCAGGTGATGTTCCATACACTCCCAATGACACGCCAGAGGGTACAGAACACACGTTGCTCTTCCATGAGTACAAGAAACTATACCACTTCGTTAAAGGTGGTAATGACAAGCTAGCCAAGGGTCGTAGAGAGATGATGTTCATCCAACTACTAGAAGGCCTTCATGAATCAGAAGCAAAGGTTCTATGTCTTGTCAAAGATAAACAATTAAATAAAAGATATAAAATTACTAAAGCATGTATTTCTGAAGCTTATCCAGAAATTCAGTGGGGAAATCGTTCATAGGAAAAACATATGGTATTATCAGGAACTGATATAGCTAACTTTAAATCTGTGTATAGTGTCGTCTGCATTCATGTAAACTGTGATCCTTCGGCTGCTAAAGATAAAAGTCTACCACGTAGTGCTTATCTAGTACATTGTGACAATGGAACTGAAGTCTGGTATGATATAGTTATGGGTTCAAAACTTGACATCTTCCATGCATACTATGATAAGTATGGAAATGTTGTTAAAGATATAGCATGGACTGATGGAAAAATAGTCCCTAAGCTCTGGAACTATGTCCAGAAAGAAGACACCAAAAAGAAAAATTAATTATGACTTCACAAATGACCGCTCAATTAGTTTCTGTCACTCCCGATGCAGAAAAAACTATGGCATATATTGCCAGAGTTTCTAACCCATCTAATCAGGACAACGAAAAGTATGCAGGTCTTTTAGGATATTGTATTAAGCACAATCACTGGTCTGTATTTGAACAAAGTTCTATGACTTTGGAAATTGATACTACTAGAGCTATTGCAGCTCAAATTTTAAGACATCGTAGCTTTACATTTCAAGAGTTCAGTCAGAGGTATGCTTCTAGTGCTATCTTATCAGATAAGATTCCTCTTCCAGAACTTCGTAGACAGGATACAAAGAATCGTCAGAACTCTATTGATGACCTTGATCCTTTCATCACTCAGAAACTAGAGATGCAAATGCAGACTCTATTTGATTCTTCTATGGCACTGTATCAACAAATGCTTGAATCTGGGGTAGCGAAGGAGTGTGCTCGTAATGTGCTACCTCTCTGCACACCAACTAAAATTTATATGACTGGCTCATGCAGGTCATGGATTCATTATATTAATTTGAGATCTGCAAATGGAACACAAAAAGAACACATGCAAGTCGCAGAATCATGTAAACAAATCTTTATTGAACAGTTCCCTACAGTTGCAGAAGCACTGGAATGGATTACAGTTGATTGACATATGAAGAATCGTATGGTATTCTAAAGAAGATAAGGAAACAAAATCCTATTGATCACAGATTATGAACATTTTTGTTACTGATCAAAGTCCATCTAAATCTGCACAAATTCTTCCAGACAAACACATTGTCAAAATGCCTCTTGAGTGTTGTCAGATGCTTTCGATTATATACTCATCTTGGTATTACGACTGGGGTCCTATCCATAAAATAAATGGTGAACCCTATGCTACTAAGAAAGGTGCATTTCGTAATCATCCCTGCACTAAATGGGCATCAGAGAATATATTCAACACTGCATGGTTAATCGCTCATGGTACTGCATTGTGTATGGAGTATACACATAGATATAATAAAGTACATTCATGTAGTCACGCTTTATTTGAAGCAAAGAAAACTTTTCATCGTAAAGCAGATAAACCAATTATATACCACACACAAGCACAAAATTTTGCACGAGCAATGCCCGATGAGTTTAAACTTGACACAAGCATTGACACTTTTACTGCTTACAAAATGTACATTAGCAGCAAACCTTGGGTTACATCTAATTATCTTCGTGACCCATCCCGTAAACCAGATTGGATTTAATTATGCCAACATACCCAGTAATAAATAAAACCACTGGAGAGAAAAAGGATCTCTCAATGACCATGAAAGAATATTGTTCTTGGAAGGATGAGAATCCCGAATGGGATAAAGATTGGTCTGCAGGATGTGCTTCTTCTGTCAGTGAAGTTGGAGATTGGAGGAACAAAGTTCCTGGAGATCTTCAGAAAAAAATCAATAACATTAAAAAAGGACATCACGGTTCTACAATTCAGGGATTCTAAGTATGCCAAGATCGAGAAAAAAAACTACGCCAGATATTAATGGCATGTCTGCAAAACAAATGAAACGCAGGAAGCCAATCAACTCTGATATGTTGGTGGGAATTGAACCACTAACACCAGCACAAGAGAAAGTATATGCAGATTGGGCATCTGATAAAAATCTTTTTATGTTCGGTGCTGCTGGTACTGGTAAAACTTTTATTGCTCTCTATCTTGCTCTCAGAGAAGTTCTGAAAGAAGAAAGTCCATATGATAAAGTTTATGTTGTACGGTCCTTAGTTTCTACTAGAGAAATTGGTTTCCTACCTGGTGATCATGAAGATAAATCATCTCTTTATCAAATTCCATATAAAAATATGGTAAAATTTATGTTTGAGATGCCAGATGACAATTCATTTGAAATGTTATATGGTAACTTAAAAACACAAGAGACTATTTCCTTCTGGTCAACATCATTCATTCGTGGTACTACATTTGATCGTGCTATCATTATTGTGGATGAATGTCAGAACCTGAACTTCCATGAACTTGATTCTATTATTACCCGTGTTGGTGAAGACTGTAAAATTATTTTTGCAGGTGATGTTCAACAAACTGATTTGGTAAAAGCAAATGAAAAGAATGGTATTCTAGACTTTATGAGTATCCTTCGTTTGATGGATGAATTTGGTATGACTGAATTTGGTGTTGATGATATTGTTAGGTCTGGATTAATCAAGAGTTATCTGATCAGTAAGATTAGTCTAGGATTCTGATGTTCAATCATGTAAAGGTAGACTTACCTGATAAGTTAACTAGAGAAACTATTGATGGTAAGAGATACTATAAAGTCCCTGGACATGAGAATAAGAAATTAGTCTCTGTTACTACTGTTACTGGTTTTCAATCCGCTAAATCTATTGCGGCGTGGAGAAAACGTGTAGGTAATGAAGCAGCTAATAGAAAGTCTAGACGTGCTGCCAGTAGGGGAACTGGTATGCATACTCTCACTGAACATTATCTAAGGAATGAGGAGTTACCGAAAGCTCAACCTCTATCAGAATTTTTATTTAAGTTTGCTAAAACAGAATTAAATAAGATAGATAATATTCATGCACTAGAAACTCCCCTATATAGTTTTAAGTTAGGTATTGCAGGAACCGTTGATTGCATCGCTGAGTACAACGGTGAACTTGCAGTAATTGATTTTAAAACTTCAGAAAAACCTAAACCTGAAGAATGGATTGAAGGTTATTTTGTGCAAGCTGTTGCATATGCTTGCATGTTGTATGAGTTAACTGGTATAATAGTCAAGAAACTTGTAATCATTATGTCCTGTGAAAATGGAGAATGCGTCGTCTATGAAAAGTATCACAAAAGAGAATACATTAGAAAACTTACTCAGTATATACGAGAGTGGAAGCTTGCTCATGAATAAAAGTAAAGAAGCTATCAACGAAGTTCTTGAAGAAAAGTTCATGACTTCTAGTAAGTTTTCTATGGAGATCGAAAACATTGTAAAGTCTAGTAATGGAGAACTCAATTACATTGAGGCTATCCTTACATTCTGCGAAGAAAATTCAATTGAATTTGAATCAGTTCCTAAATTGTTATCTAAAACACTGAAGGAAAAACTTAAGTATGATGCCCAGAGGTTAGCATTTATGAAAAAATCTTCTAGGGCAAAACTGCCTATTTGATATGGATGGGTACGAGGTTTATAAGATATACCTCGCTCTGAAACTACATTTCACCAAAGATACATATAACTTCTTTACTTTTAATGGTAAGTCTAGAGCGAGTCTATCTTCATTTGAAAAAAGAAACGATAGGTATTTCTTTAAGAAACTAGGTACAAAATTTAATAGGGAAGAGATCATAGAGTTTTTTGTAAGTCACTTTATAGAAAACGAAAATACCTGGATAGGTAATGTCTCTATACACAAATCAAAAACATACGCTGGATGGAAAAATAAGATCCAGAGTATGTCATTTAATTTTAAGCAAGAACTAGAATCTTTATTTGACGATAATGATAGTCTAGATTCTTTGTTTAAAATTCACGATGGCAAACATCCAATTATATTGAGAGAATATTTATCTGGTAATGTTTGCATAGAAACCATGGTCATCTTAAATACCCTGGTCAACTATGTTCCATATTTTACTTCTAACATTTCTGATCCTATTGTTTGGCCGGAGATCAAAAAGAAGGTAGTAAAATACGAACCTTTCCTGTCAGTAGACAAGTCTAAATATAAAGGTATTCTGTTAAAATTATGCAATTCTTCGACAATGAAATAGTTCGTTCTGAAGCTGCAGAAATGATGCAAACCTATGAGGACATTGTAGACCTCATGGGATCTGTTAAATTCAAGACTCCAGAAGGACTCGATCTATACTTAAATAAAGTATCTCGTATGATTGAACTACAGGAAATGATATACTTTCGTGCTAAATATTCTAGTGAAGAAGATGCACAAGAGTTTGTGAATTTTCTGAACCTATCATTTCCACTGGTATCTGTCGAAGGTGAAACAGATGTCACCGATTCTTTTCGGCGGATGAAGTCCGATATCGAAAGGATGAAACAGTCAATACACAACGGTGGTTGACTAATCCCTGCCCATCTGGTATAATAGCTGGGTGGTCAAAACCACAAAGGCCAAATACTTACAAATACGGAGAATACACATGTCTTTTGCTGCACTCAAGAAAAATTCCAATTCATCTTTCGAGAAACTGACTCGCGAACTAGAGAAAGTTGCGAGTACACAACAAGGATCATCGAGTGATGATCGTTTCTGGAAACCAGAGATGGATAAGTCTGGTAATGGTTACGCTGTGATCCGTTTCCTTCCCGCACCTGAAGGGGAAGATCTTCCTTGGGCTAAAGTCTTTAGTCACGCATTCCAAGGACCTGGTGGATGGTATATTGAGAATTCGTTGACTACGATTAACAAGTCTGATCCTATTGGAGAACTCAATCGCGAACTGTGGAACAGTGGTCGTGATTCTGATAAAGAAATTGCACGTAAACAGAAACGCAAACTGTCTTACTACAGCAACATCTATGTTGTTCGTGACCCTCTGCATCCAGAGAACGAAGGACAAGTCTTCCTGTATAAGTTCGGTAAGAAGATCTATGATAAGATCATCGGTGCAATGCAACCTGAGTTTGAAGATGAAACCCCAATCAATCCTTTTGATTTTTGGCAGGGTGCTGACTTCAAACTGAAGATCAAGAAAGTTGCAGGTTACTGGAACTATGATTCTTCTGAGTTTGCATCTGTATCTACTCTTGGTAACTATGGTGATAGTGAACTAGAAGAAATTTATGCTAAGACTAATTCTCTTGTTGCGTTCACTGAATCTTCTAACTTCAAAACTTATGAAGAACTTCAGAAACGTTTGAATACTGTGTTGAATACTAAGAAACAACCACGTATTGATATGGAAACCGAAGAGAATGAACTGCAAGATATGTCTGAGGGTCGTGGATTTAATGCGCCTGACATCACAATGTCTTCTAGATCTGCTGCACCTGCACCAGAACCAGTTCGTGAGGAAGTCAAACCTCGCGAATCAACTGACGATGACGATGCACTAAGTTTCTTCGCAAACCTTGCTGAGTTTGATGATTAATAAGAAGGGGGTCTTAGGACCCCCTTTTTTTATACCCGTTCTGAAATTCTATATCCGTCATCAGTTATTTTATAATCTGTATTATATTCTAGTAGTGATGCAATTTCATCTTCCATAATACTTATAGCAAGAGCCGTAGGTAAGTATATAAGTTTTTTCAATTCATTCAGTGAGTATTCATATTCTTTGTTCGTGACCTTAGTTAAATTCTGTTGAGCTGTTACAG